GCCTTGAAGTCATCAAGCATGCGCTTGCGCTCTGCCTTTGGCGTTTCGCCGGTGACGCACTGAGCGGCCACTCCATGCTGGCGCAAGACTTCGGCAACGTGCTCGGCGTGCTGCACACCAGTACAGAACACCAGCCAAGCCTTGCGATCGCCAGCCAATGCAATCACCTCCTGGACGACGCGCTGGTTGTTGTCGTCCGTGTCAACGGCGGCTTGCAGTTCGCTCTCAATGAACTCGCCTCCGCGCTTCTTGACCCCAGACGTATCGAGCTTGGCGCTGGTGACCTTAGATCGCAGCGTAGACAGATATCCCTTGAACACCAGCTCTTCAATGCTCACCGGCTCCAGCAGCGCATCAAAGAGTGCGGGCTTGTCGGTGATCAGGCCATGCCCCAGGCGATACGGTGTGGCGGTAAGCCCCACAACGCGCAGCGCCGGGTTAATTGCCTTGAGGTCGGCCAGGAGCTTGCGATAACCCCCCTCGTCCTTGTGATTGACCAAATGGCACTCGTCAATGATCACCAGATCAAGGTGGTCCAGCAGGTCGGCCTTGGTTCTCACGGACTGAATTCCCGCAAACGTGATCGGCTCGCCAATGTCTCGCTTGCCAATGCCAGCGCTATAGATGCCCATCGGTGCAGCAGGCCAGTGAAGGCGCATCTTCTCGGCGTTCTGCTCGATCAGTTCCTTGACATGGGTGAGCATAAGCACTCGAGTCTCTGGCCAGTTCTGCAATGCGTCCTTGCATAGCGCCGCCACGATGTGGCTCTTGCCTGACCCGGTGGGCAGCACGAGACACGGGTTGCCAGCGTTGCCCGCAGAGAACCAGGCGTAGAGCTGGTCTATGGTGCGCTGTTGGTAGTCACGGAGCATCAGCCAACAATCCTTCCATTAAACTCTTCCCGCAACTGTGCCACCAACTCGCCAGGACTAGCGCACTCGCTCGGATTAGCCAAGATCTCGCGGCTGCTGTACACGCCATTACCCGGCTGGCCATTGGCAACATCCTTACCATTGATCACATAGATCGCCTTCCACTCGTCAGGCCCAGGCTTGCGCTGCCACGGCACCAGATCAGGATGCAGCACATGGCTCTCGCAGCCAGTGCGCTGGGCGTCTAGCGGGATCGAATCATCCCAGCGGGCGCAGTGCCAGGTGCTATCGGACTTTGGCGTAGCGTGAGCGCAGGTGCGGCAGTTGGCATGCTCCGTGGTCTTGCTCTCGTGGCAGAACTTGTGTGCATCGCAGAACTTGCACTGATACCAGCTCGGGTCTTCGCTGATCGGCGGTGGCATACGCTCTGACAATGCAAGGTAATGCCCACGACGCACATACTTTTCCGCGATTTCCTTCTCATATTTGACGCGTTCTGTATAGATTTGGTCGTTATCTTTACAGATGGCGAAGTACAGCGCCCGCTCGATGCCAGTGCCGTGCATGTAGACCTGCATCTGCACGAAGTGCTCAGGCTTGGATTTCTCCACGCCGTGCTTGACCATGTCGTCGAACGACTTCTTGCTGTGGGTCTTGAACTCGGCCACATGCTGGGCCTTGGGGGCTTCGGGAACACCCTTCTCAATAATCCCGTCCAGTGAGCCAGAAACGTGACTGCCGAAATCCACCCGGTGCTGGGTGGATACCTTGCGAACGTCTACACCAATGGCCCGCAGGTCAGCGATGATGTTCGTCTCCTCCTGGTGGCCACGGCGAAACAGGCGCAGGATTCGGCCGGGGAACTTGGGCTGCACAGCCCACCGGAACGACAGCCAGAGCCAACGGTCACACACATGGCCCAGCGTGCTAACCCCTAAGTGCGGTCTAGGGGCTTCAGCCTTTTGCTCGTGGTGCTTGTCAATCAGCGCCTGGATGCTATGATCCGACTCGGGTATTTGCATTGCCCACTCCTTGTTTAGTTGTTTGATTGCCCCCGGCGTAAAAACCGGGGGCTATTTTTTTACTTCTTAGCCCAAGGCGGCGCAGCGGACTTCGCTGCGGCAGGGGCAGGCGCAGCGGCCACCGTTGCCACCGGTGCAGGGCTACCGGACATGGACTTGTAGCCCTTGACCTCGTTGCCCGCACCGTACTGAGCGTCTTCCTTAATGGAGAGCTTGATCCCGAGCTGGCCACCGATGAGCTGGTCGGTGTCGGTCACCTTGCCCAGACCAATCGCCCGCATGATCTCGCCCAGGTCAGCGCGGCCAATCTCCTCGGCCTTGGGGTTGGGGTTCTTGATGTTCAGGTTCCCAAACACCACGCGCCCCTGATGCGACGGGCCGGTGATGTCGTAGCGCAGCTTGATGTACTGGCCGGTGCCAGCCTTAGTGTCCTTTAGCTCGGCCTGGCTGATGGTGGCGGTGTACCAGCCAGCGGGCAGGGGCTCGAAAGCACCGGTGTTTCCCTTGGGCAGTTCGTTAGCGTCAAAAGATTCGGGTAGGAAAGCCATGATTACTCCTTAACAGTGATTTTGAAAGACGGACGGCCCGGTTTGACCGTGATTGCACCAGCCAGAGGGCGAGTGATTGCTTCGTCGGCCTGCTTCCAGGCTGACATGTTGATTTCAGGCTTCCACCTGAACAGATTGGGTAGGTGATCCGACAGGCCCATCTCAGCGGCCAGCTCTTGCAGCTTGGTGGAGTCCACCTTGCGGTCAATGCGGCCTTGGATCTTGACCACAAAGCCCGTAGGCTCGGCTGTCTCGGTGGACTCAAACGCCTCGGGCAGACCCAGCATCTTGACGATCTGGTCTTCGATCTTACGGCGTTCGGTGACAGCCTCCTCCTCTGAGGTCTTCCAGCGTAGCCAGTTGTTGCTTAGTTCTTTGAGGTCGGTCATAGGATCGTCCACATCTGCATTAATTTTTCATGGTGTTTTTCAGGAAATTTTCCAGATCTATACCAATGTGAGATCAGTTGTTGGCTAACCCCAAGGCGACAAGCAAGTAGTCTCTGAGGCCCAAACCTGTTTTTTAAATCTTTAGGAGTTGCCTCCAAAAAACTCAAGCGCTCACTCAAAGCGAAAGCGGTTTCTATCATCATCTTTTTAGAATCATTGATCGCCTCTAGTTCTTTGATCGTTTTGTTAAGCGTCTCAAGCGCTTGTCTGATCAATTCTTTGTCGGTCATTCGCGGGCCTCCATCATGGCGTCAGCCACCATGTAAGAAGACTTCACAACGCCTGGAACATCGTCTAGGCCGCAATCAATATCCGATAACAATGCATGCATCGCCATAGCAGCAAAGAAATCACGCAGATCCATGCCGGGTTGCCCGTTGTAGGGTTTAGGGAATGCTTGAGGTTGGTGGTTCATGCTCTGTCCCCAATTTTCTGAATGATTGCACCCAGATCCGGTGCTTCCCAAGCGGAGAGCTTGCCCGAGCGATCCTTCGCCAGCCAAAGCCCATCGCTGTCGCACATAATGGCCCGCTGGGTCACGCCCTCGGCATCACGCTCTACGCGCAGGGCCAGTACCTCATCGAAGAAGTACGGCAAGCCTTGGGTCAGGCTCTTACCCGGCATTCCGGGGTTGTAGAGCATCTTGCCCATCTCGTCTTGCGACTTCTCCAGCTTGGCGCTCATGTAAACGTGCTTGCCGGGAAGATCGCGGAAGGCGCGGATCAGCTCTTGCATCGTGGTGTTCATCTCACCGTACGCTGCGCGGCCGTCCTTGTTCTTCTTCATCTCGTGGTTGAGGACGACCTCAGCCACCTCGCTGATGCTATCCAGCGCCACGGACTTGAACTGTCCAGCCTCGGCGCTGTCCTTGCACCAGCTAAAAGCCTCACGCAGATCGTCCATCGAAGCGATCTCGATGTAGGGAATGTCTGCGTCCTGAATGGACAACAGACCACCCTCGGCTGAGAGCACGATGGGATTGGGCAGCGTCTTGATGAGGCTGGTCTTACCGGCACCGGCTTGCCCGTATACGAGCAGCTTGACGCCGTTGGCAGATAGACTGCCAGTAGTCTTCAGATTGATTGCCATGCGGCACTCCTGTTTTTGCACCTCCTTCTGGAAATCAGTTCGAGGTGTGTTGCAAATGTAGCCGGTTTCAATGTACGATGTCAACACCGCATGAAAAAAAATCCAGAAGGACAAAAATGAAGACTGAAGAAGCGGTCGCCTACTACGGCGGCACGAAGAAATTAGCGGATGCACTAGGAGTGTGGCCCCAGGTGATCTACGCTTGGGGAGAGCGGCCCCCGATGTCTCGCCAGTATGAGCTGGAGGTCAAAACCGAGGGCGAACTCAAGGCAGATCGGGAGTCGGTCAATGGCTGACCCATTCAAGATTGACAGCCCAACCTGCATCAGCTTCAGCGGTGGGCGCACCAGTGGATACATGCTGTGGCGGGTGTTGCAGGCCAATGGCGGATTGCCACAGGAGGCAGTTGTTTGCTTTGCCAACACTGGCAAGGAAGACGAAGCCACGTTGCAATTCGTGCATGACTGTGGCGAGCGGTGGGGTGTTCCCATCAATTGGTTGGAATACCAGCAAGACGAGCCGCGCTATCGTGTGGTCAATTTTCAGAGCGCCAGCCGAGACGGCGAGCCGTTTGAGGCAATCATCAAAAAGCGCAACTTCCTGCCAAATCCTGTTGCTAGGTTCTGCACCGTGGAACTGAAGATCCAGCCCGAGCTTAAATTTCTAA